GAAGTAAACGAGGCTACCTTCCCGTCACGCTGCAGTTGCAATGCAATCGCTACCGCCTGCTTCTGTGGGTACCCCTCTTCCATAAGAAGTTTAATCTTTTTAGAAGCCGCTTTAAATATTAAGTCCGCAAAGCCGCCCTTCTTAGCTTTCTTACGAGCTACCCGCGTATCAGCAGTAGAATCAGGCTTAATATCACCAATACGAGCACCAGTTTTATTAGATAGTCGTTGGCGCATTTTCTTAGCTTTGTCAGTACCATGAATGGCGTCCAAGTGGTCATTAGTCATAGCCTCCGGTATAGGAGCATCCGTTTTCTTATGCGCTCCTACACGTCTTGCCAATCCTTTAAAGGTATCAAGGCTAGCAATAGTCCACTCGCCGCTAGACTTGTCGTAGCTCGCGCTAGTTTTTACTTCTTGAAGCTTATTGTGGCCCGTGGTGCCCGGAGGCATTCCAGAAACTACAAACTTATTATCGTCACTAACACGGACATGAAACCCGGAATGTATTAGCTGTCCTACCGCCCTGCGACTTTGCTGCTCGGACCCTCTATCGGCATCTGTAACAAGCGTTGAGCCCATCTCAGCCTGTGGATCGCCTCCAGCGGCAATACGCTCTGCAGACCAGTGAAACAAATCGGCGGCATGTTTACTTTCTGTGGCAAGTTTTGGGTCTTGCTCCGCACCTAAAAAGTCGCCTAGAGCATCTGGGTTACTACTAGAACTATGGTCGTAGTTCATAAGCAATTCTTTAGACACCAGCTTACCTGGGTCGCCTGTAGATAGAGCGCCCATAGACTGCAGCTTGGTACTTACAATAGAAGACACGCGATGCTCTGTGTCAGAATCGCCACGGATCCATGTCATCTGGGTATTAGACTTAGACCCAAGGCGATGACTACGCCCAAATACTTGTTGGAACTCCACTCCCGAATACGGGAGGCTCATATTTATTTGGTGCCGCTGTCTATCACCAACAAGGTCATGGAACGATAGCCCTGTACCAGCTTTAGCCATAGACCCTATCACTATGCGCTTCTGCCCGCTTTGGTAGGCTTGTTGCGCCTCTAAGGACGTTGGGGCCTTCCCAACCTTTAAACTTTCTGCAGTGTTAATATCAACGCCGCGATTTAAATTTCGTAGTTCCTTAACCGTAAGACCAGTCTTTTTGGCAACAGACTCCCAAGTAGCGCCTTTAGATACTTCATGCGTCTTAGTACCTAACTCATCGGCACGCCCATGAATCATGGCTACTTTGTCGTTCCCGCCTAAGCGACTCAATAACTCTTTCTGAACATCAACTCTGGGCAGGCTGTCTGCCAAACGACGTACCTCCGCCATATGAGCAGCGCCTTTAGTGGCATCTAGCTTACCGTCTTCTACACGCTGCTTTATGGCTTTCTCTAAACCATAAAGAACATTGTGGTCATGATTAACATGCGCGGTAAATACCGCCACCTGACCATTTGGGTTCTCTTTAAGAGATTTTTCGGCCATAGCCACAGTCTCGTCTAGCTTACTAATCTCCCACATTTGACGGTGCCAGAGCGCTTTGGCCGCGCCAATTCTACGCCCCTCTAACCCGGCTTCTTTACAAACGTCAAAAATCTGGGTGGCGGATTCAAACGCCGCGCTGTGCTCTGCCGTTAAAGTAGAGGTCTCAGTTCTATGGAAGTGGCTTGCTAAAGACTTAATTAGGTTGGGCACTCGTTTAATACTAGCGCCCGTACAGTGCATAAGTGCTGCGGCAATAACTAGCGGCTTAGGCGTTTTAGGATTAACAACCTTCTGTGGAATGTCCCCATCAGCCTTCAATGTTTTCGCGGTACGTGCCCCTGCTTTCTTAGCCCACTCTACGAACTCCGTGCCATTACTAAACCAACCGGCCTTATCCTCTATCCTGTTGCCGGATAGGCGTCGTAAGTAGTGCATGTCGGATAGGTTAGTAAAGGGAGTCGCTGAGCAGTACAAAACCTTGTCGGCCTTCTCTTGAACTAGCATTGCTGCCTGCGTTCTAAGAGATGCAGCGTTTGCCATGTTATGAGATTCATCAAATGTAATGGTGTTCCAGCTTGCATCCGCGAACTCGGCTCTGATCTCAAAAGTTTCAACTTCTTCGCCAGTTTCCGGGTCTACCTTAACCTTCTTGTCGTACAACTCATCGTAAGAACATACATACGTGCCTTCATGAAACTGCCGTGCGTTTTCTTCGTCACCCGCAAAAAAGGACTCGCTGGCATCCTTGATATCAAGGCCAAAAACTTTGCCGTCCTCTTTCCAGACTTCGTTCTTAAGATTTTCTTTGCCTCGCGTGGGTACAACTATAAGATTCCGCTTACCCGCATTAGTAATAATAGCCGCTAATGCTGTAATGGTCTTCCCTAACCCAGCATCGTCCTGAAGAAGAAACCCATCGCGTGCAGCCCAGCTTTGTATAATACGCGCAACACCTTCTATCTGGTGCTTCATCAGACCATACATGCCCCGCTTTTCGTCTGGACTTATGAACTCCTTAACATGATCTGGGACTATCGCTTCATCTGCTTCTGGAACGTATTCCTCATGTAAAGTAATTGCTTGGTTTAAAAGCTCGTTGGGGTCATCGGCCTCATCTTCAGCCTCAGCTTTTTCAGTACCATCTAAATGGTATCCGGGTGGGACGGCCAGCCCAAACGAGGCTGCTTCCGCAAAAACCATGCGCCTCTGTTTCAGCGTTCCATACTTAACAACATCTCTAAGCTCTTTTTCGCGCAATGCGAGCGTGTGCGAAATACGCTCTGAGTGCATTGCTCTTAAACGGCCCTCAAGTTCCTCTTTATCAACTGTAATTTCTTCGCCAGTTTCCTCTTTTTTAAGGCGCAGGTTGCCATGCTCATCTTCCCCCATAATGTGTACCACACCATCAGGTTCTGGAAGGCGCACAGAGGACCCCTCCTCCAGCATTTCATGTATAAACTTTCCGCGCCAATGCGGTTGTTTAGCATATATATACTTATACTTTGGCTTACCGTTCTCATCGACACCAAGCGGTACGCGCATCTCGTACTTATGCCCAGCCCGCATTTCGCCACGAGCGGCTTTTACTAAAGATGTGAAAGTACTCCTACTCATCAATCGAAGGCTCCCGGCCTTCTTTGATAGCCTTACCAAACTTCTTGATCTGCTTATCAACTTCAGCCTTCTGACTTTTTGTCAGAGTCCAATACATAGGAATAACCGTTTGAGTAGTGATGCCTGTCCCGATCTTAGCGCCGTCAGAAACTTTCTTTTTATTAGCCACTAGAGAACTCCTACGCCTAAAGCTTCTAAACCATCGGGGGTTTGACCGGCACTTACTGAGCGCCCAGCCTTAGCCTCTGCTTTTAAAAGCCATTGATCATCAAAGTCTAAACCTTCTGGAACATGTTGAACATCACACCTGCAGTTTGGGTGCACGGGCCATATAGTTGGGAGCCAGTTCAAAGCCTTCCTCCCAACATTAGTACCGTTAGCCGCCAAACCCTCTGCGGTAAACAACTTTGGCCTACCATCTACATCTAAAAATAACCGCTGACAGTGAACACAAGCATCAGACTCTGGTATTCGGGCAATTTTAGCGTCTAAGCCTTCATTGCGTACTGCTGTTATTACTTGACCTTCATTGTAAGCGCCTTGAAGCTCAGTATTAGCAATTCGCTCCCAATCGCGCGCCCAATCTTTAGTGGCGTTCCGTAATGTGCGTGCTAATTCTCTGGCGCTCCTTCCATGAGCAAGCGCATCTGCAGCCTCAACTCGAACAAGTTCTCGTGCTCGTAGGCGTAAGCTCTGGTCTGCCTCAGACACAACGCTTTCCCCGGCCCAAGATTCTACAACTAGCTGTTGCGTTTTTTCGTGTAAGAAGTTACCAAGCCCTCTGACGTATTCCGCTCCACGCACTCGTGCTTGAATCCAAGCCTCGCGCTCACGAGTAAACAACCAGCTAGGGGGAGCAGGGATTGGTGGCGTCGAAGCTACGCCGCCCGGAGTCACCATACCCGCACCAATTCCTGCCGTGGGGATAGGTGGACCCCCCATAGGGGGGCCACCTACAGTGGTGTGGAAGGGTCCCCCGACAACAACACCAGAACGTGTTGTCGGTGGGGCGGGCTTTTCAATGGAGGGCTGTGTGGTTTGCTCTGGTGGTGGAGTTATTTTACGGCGGTCTATGTCCTCATCAACAAGGTCAACCCATTCAGCGAATGAGTACTCACGCATGAGTACCCTGGCAGTAGGATCAGACTCATTGGACATAATAGACGACACAATCATGGCAAACGAGTAAGGGTCTACGACATTGCGCATACCCGGAACCACAAGACTCCAGTATTGCGTGCCAAACGCTTCCATCGCAGCGGCAACCGCTTCAGTGGCGGCATTTATGGCATCAGACATACTCAAATGCCACTCTCCTTAACAGCACGTACAAGCTCTTTACGGAGAACTTCTAGTCGCTGCTCAAACCCATCAGTTAAAACTTTTGATAGGTCTCTAATAACAGCAACTTCACCGAAAAATTTCTGACTACCTTTTACTAGGCCACTAGAATCGTGCCCAAAGTGCTCGCTGCTATTATGGCGCAAAACTTCGATGCCGCGCTCAAGTTTACCAGCGAACTCATCTAAGGAAAGGTTAGCAAACTCACCGTCGTGCGACTCTTGTAAGATAATTTTCACTAATCAACCTCAATGATATAAGCCCTTACACCGGCCTTAGTGAGAACAGTTTTCCGCTTCCCAGTAAGAGCGCCCTCTACGTCCCAGCGGCCTTCCGCAATCGCCTTTTCGGTCGTAGCAGCCACGTTTTGAGTAACGTCATCCATGTTATTATTATCTCCGAACAAGGGTTTGCCCATACCCGGATAATCGGCGTAAGTATCTCCTGATTGAGCCTCATCCATATCTTCAGGCAACTCGCCCCCTTCTTCAGAGCCGTCTTCCATACCGGGCATTCCGGGCATTCCACCCATTTCTGCCTGCTGCTCTTGTGCTTGTAGCGCAGTCACTTGCTGGATGTACGTCGGGTCTAAAATCATATCGGCTACAGGGGAATCAAGCTTTGGAAGATCATGCTCTGTACGAACTTCATTGATTGTCCGAAAACCTCGCAAAGTTGTAATGTCCAACTGAGTCCGGTCTTTCTCTGACAAAGAGTCTAAACCTACAAAGTCTAGCGTGAAGTCTTCGTTGTACTCGTAAATTACCCAGCGGTTCATCCAAGATTCTACCGCACGTAATAAAGGTCTAAGACCACGCTCTTTGGACGCTATAATTCTTTCTGTGGGGCCTTGAGCGACTAGCGAGTTTGTTTGCCCTTCTGAACCAAATACAAAACCCAATTCAGCAGGATCCATTAGGTACACAGCGCACACGATCTTAACTAAGAAGCCGATCCACTGCATGTACTCCATGTCTT